ATTTTAAAGAAGTTGATAAATTAAAAGCAAGTGATCCAGAAAAATACAAAGATGTAAAAACAAGAGATCAAATAGATCAAGAAGTTTTAGAAAATGCAAGACAAGCCTGGGAAACAAATCAAGATGTTTTGCGAAATGCTAAAACTGGATTTATGGGTTTTAACTGGGGGCAACTGGCTGGTGGACTTAGAGCTGGTATTACTGATCCAGTTATTTTAGGCACATTACCTTTAGGCGTTGTGACAGGTGGTTGGGCAACTACTGGCACAATAGGAATGCAATTTCTTAAAACTTTTGCAGTTGAGGCATTAATAGGTTTTGGGGCGGAGGCTGCCATACAAAAAGAAGTTTATCGTTATAATAATGATGAATTAGGAATTAAGTACACAGCAAAAGAGGCAGCAGCTGCAATGATAACTGTTGCTGTTGCAAGTGGTGTTTTAGGTGATGTTGTTTTAGGTTTATTCAAAGGAGGTAAATTTACTAAAGCACAATACGATGAATTTAAAAGTTTTGCTCAAAGAAAAATTGATCCCGCTGCTTGGTTTGGCAAAGAATTAAATAAAATGATTGATGCTGGAGATCTTAATGCCGAGCAAATTATTTTTATGTCATTACAGGGATTAAGCAGATCTAACACAGTTAAATTTGTTAATGCATTACCAGATGATATTAAAACAAAAGAAGTAAATGCATTTTTACACAAAGAAGAACAAAAATTAAACGATATAGATGAAAATCCATTTATGGATAATCTGATAGATAATTTAAAACATGAAGAAGAAATTGAAAACGCTGTTAAAAATTTACAGAATGAAGTTATACCCGATGAAGTTGATACAAATTTCCAATTAAATGAATCTGTTAAAACTTTTTCTGCTGATAAAATAGAATTTAAAATTGATGAATTAGAAACAGATGCAAATATATTTCAATACAAACAAGGAGGAGATGAGTTTGGTGTCACCGAAAGATTAAAAGGTGTGACCGAATGGAATCCTCATGCTGCTAATATTATTGTTGCTTTTGAATTTGCAAATGGAAGAAAAGTAGTTGCGGATGGACATCAACGATTAGGATTAGCTAAAAGAATAAAAGCACAAAACGATGGTCAAGATCCAAAACTATATGGATATTTGTATAGAGAAGTTGATGGTTATACTCCCGAGCAAATAAAAATATGGGCTGCAATTAAAAACATCCAGGAGGGCAGCGGTACATCAGTTGATGCTGCTAAAATATTACGATTAAATAAAACAGAATTTGAAAACTTTAAAAAAGCTATACCTCCACGATCTGTCATGGTGCGAGAGGCAATGGCAATGGAAAGTTTATCAGATGATGCTTTTGATTTGGTTGCTAGAGGACAAGCAGAATCAAGTCATGCAGCATTAGTTGCACAATTAGTAAATGATAAAAGTTTACATTTACCTATATTGCAGCTGCTGGGTAAGGTTAAACCCGATAATCTTGGTAAAGCTAGATCTATTGTTCTCCAGGCTTTAGATAGTAAATTTGATACATCGGAACAATTAGACTTACTTGGATCAGAATTTATTACTAAATCATTGGTCACAAATAAAGCAGATATATTAGATGCTGCAATTAAAAGATTAAAACAGAATAAAACTTTATTTAAAGGTTTAAATCAGAATAAAACTAAAATAAACTCATCGGGCAAAAATGTACTTGATGAAAAATATAACCAAAACCAGGAGTTAATAAATGAAAAAATCTTACAGCTCATTGAAACCAAAGCTCTCCGCAGCGGTGAACAACTCGCAGCAGATCTCAACGATGCATCTGTCATTCACGCCAAAGGGAACACAAGAGCAGCAATTGAACAATTCGGAGATGCAATTGAACGAGCAAATGCAAGAGGGGATTTTGATGGGTACGATGTTGGCAGATCTAGGGATAATGCACAACATCAGAACACGAACAGTAAACTCATTGAAGAAGAAGATATAGACGAAATAAAAACTATACCCGAACAAAATTTTGAAACACCAGCTGGGCAAGGTCAAATAGACCAGGGTAATTTTTTACAAGATCAATTATCAGAAGTATTAGATATAAAACCTAAAACAGAACGAGGCGAATTTTCTGTTGATGAAGTTTTACAAAACACATCTCCTATTGATAGAAAAATTGTATATCCAATACTTAATAAAATAGATCCAGAAATTTTAGAAGAGGCTCTTACAGCAATAAATAAAGCTAGAGCAAAATCTAAATTACCACCATTTAAAAATTTAGATGATGCTATTGATCAATACGAGGCAGATCAAATTGCTCTTAATAAATTAGAAACAACTGAAAGTATTATTAATACGCCTAAAAGAGAACGATTAAGATTTCAAATAATAAATCAATTACAAAAACATCATGGGCATACAACAGCAAAAGATAGATTATTTAAAGGACAACCAAAAGCAGAAAAGAAAGTTGTTTTTGTTATGGGTAAGCCTGGTAGCGGTAAATCAAGCATTGAGGCTGTGCCATTAATAAAAAAATTAAGAGCTGTTTTAATTGATCCCGATGAGGGAAAAAAATTATTTCCAGAATACGATAATGGAAAAGGGGCTGGAGTTATCCATGAAGAAAGCTCTATTGTTGCAGCTGAATTAACTGCAAGAACAGTTGAAAAAGGACAAAATATAGTATTCCCAATTGTGGGAGCAGATGCTGATAGTGTTCTTAGAAAAATAAATGCTTTTAAAGAAAATGGTTATAAAGTGTATTTACATAATGTTGATATTCCTGGAGATGAATCATATAGACGAGCATTTGTACGATATTTAAAGACAGGTAGATTAATTGATCATGGATATTTAATTAATGTTGGAAATAAACCAAATGATGTATATAATCATATAAAATCATTAAACATATTAAATGGCTATAAAAAAACAGATAATTTCGTCAAACGAGGAGAAAAACCCATACTCATTGAAAAGGAGGGAGGGATTTCTCTCGGAGAAAAGTCTAGCGGATCAAGTGGAAAAAAAGCTGCTGGAGTTGGCGGAAAAGAAAAAACAAAAAGAAACCAAGCAAACATAACAAAAATATATCATTCTACAAATCAAGAGTTTGATGAATTTGATATTAATAGAACAATGGATAATTCCATTTGGTTTACAGATGATCTTAATGCAATAAAAAGAGGAGAAGTTGGGGCAGCTGGTAGAGGTATTATTGTTGAAAGATTTATAGATGAAGATGAATTAAAATTAGCAACTGGTGCTGATAAAGATAAATATTTAGATGATGAATTAATACAACAAGGTTTTGATGGTATTAAATTTTCAAAATCTGAGGGTTATTCAGAAAATAATTACAGAATTTTTTATCCAGAAAAATTAAAGAAAACTATAACTGATAGATCAGATTTATCTGAAAATCAAAATATCTTAAATGAATTTATAGACGAAGAATTTTCTATCTCTTCTAAAATAGAAGAAGATGAAATTGTGCCAGAAGTTGTGTCGGCAAGACAAATACTAAACGATATAGAAAACGACCAGGCAATAATAAATAGATTGAGAGATTGTGTATGAGTTTAAGAGAATGTATTTTTAATGCCAATAAAGAGGGTATTATTGATGATGTTAAGAAAGCAGAAATACAACAGCATTTTGATAGCTTTGAGGCAGATTTTATTGCTAAAGGAATGTCAAAAACTGATGCAGAAAAAGAGGCGGGTAAACTTACTTTTGATGCGTTAAAACATAATGCAGCAGAAAAGAAACGACAAAGTTTATTAACACTCCAGGCACAAGCTAAAATTTTAAAATGGATTAAAGAGTTTCGTAATGTTGCTGGAGAATTAGATCCAGCGGAGGCTATGATTGCAGTATTAGCATCTAATCACCGAATGCCATTTACTGATGTTGAGGCTCGTTTTAAAACTGTGCGTGGGCAAATCTATCAACGCATGACTAATTATCTTCTTAAATTTAGACGTAATATGACAGGCGGCATAAGAAATGCAGATGAAATGAAAGATGTTGTAAGAGAGATGTTTGATCCTGGCAGTACAAAAAATCCAATAGCCGCAGATCTTGCCGCAGCTGCAATGGATGCAATGGAATTTGCAAGATTAAAATTTAATGCAGCTGGTGGAAGAATTGCTAAATTAAAAAACTATGGAATGCCACAGCACCATGATTCTATAAGTATAACAAAATATGGCAAACAAGCGTGGATTGATAAAGTTAAGCCAATGCTTGATAGAGAATTAATGATTAATGAAAAAACTGGTTTAAAATTTGATGATGGATCTTTAGAAATTGCCCTGGGCGAAGTATGGGAAACAATTACAACTGAGGGTTTTAATAAACAAAGACCAGGCTCGGCTGCTGGTTTTGGTAAAAGTATTGCTAATAGAAGAATGGATCATCGTTTTTTAAAATTTAAAGACGCTGATACCTGGATGGAGTATCAAGAAATGTTTGGTAAATCAGATCCATTTTCGACAGTTGTTGGACATTTAGATAGTATGGCAAGAGATATTGCATCAATGGAAATATTAGGAGCAAATCCAAATGCCACAATTAGATGGATGACACAGTTTCTTAGAAAGCAAGGAGCATTGGATGATCAAAAAGGTTTAAAAAGAAAAAATCAATATCCTGGTAGAACAAATAAAGACAGGATGAATACAAAAATTAATTTATTAGAAAATATATGGAATCATCATAATGGATCACTTAATGCTCCAGTTGAGGGATCAGTTGCAAGAACATTAGCGGGTACAAGACAAATACTTACATCTGCACAACTTGGATCTGCTGCTCTTTTATCTTTGGGTGATTTTAATTTTACAAGAATTGCTGCTAAATTTAATGGTATTCCAGCATCAAGAGCAATGTTTTCAAATTTAAAACAATTAGCAAAAGGTTATTATTCTGATGAATTGGCAGATTTAGCAATGTCCTCGGGTATTATTGGTGAAACTTTTTTAACAGTAGGAGCTGCACAAGCACGATTTATGGGTGAAGTATTTTCGCCAGAATTAGCAAAAAGAATTAATGAAACTGTATTAAGAGCAAGTCAATTATCACATATTACACAATCGGGTAAATTTGGTTTTGGTATGGAATTTTTTAGAACATTATCACGATACTCCGATATTAAGTGGAATAAACTAGATAAAAATTTTAGAGCTTTTTTAGAACGACAAGGTTTTGGTGAAACACATTGGGATATAATTAGAACAACACCTAAACATGAATACAAAGGAATTACTTTTATTCGCCCCGATGATATTTATTCTAATACAAATATAGAAGAAAATTTAGCAAAAGATATAGCATCACGATTAATGGATGGTATTAATAGAGAAATAGAATTTGCTGTACCATCTAGTTCTTATCGTGCCAAAGCATCAATTAAAGGAAATGCTAAACCAGGTACAGTTGGTGGTGAATTATTATTATCTGCCTCTATGTATAAAAATTTTACATTAACTTTAGCATTTACACATATTGCTAGATCTTTGTTTCAAGTAAAAGGATTACGAGGAAAAGCCTTTGCAATGGGAGGTTTAATTATATCAACAACATTAATAGGTGCTTTAACTTATGAATTAAAAAATTTAACTAAAGGTAAAGATATTACGCCAGAAGAAAATAGAGATATAAAATATTGGATGAATGCTATGATACATGGTGGCGGATTAGGTATATTTGGTGATTTCTTTTTTGCTGGTACAAATAGATTTGGTGGCGGTTATGCTCAAACAGCTGTGGGAGCTGTTGGATCATTCGTATCTGATGTATTAAAATTAGGTGTAGTAAATCCTATAAATTTAATACGAGGCGAAAAAGTTAATTATGGTAATGATATATCTAATTTTATTAAAAGATATACTCCTGGAGCATCGCTTTGGTATATTCGATTAGTATTGGAAAGATATATTTTTGATACTTTACAAGAAATGATAGATCCAGATTTTGACAAAAGAGTAAGAAGAAAGGAGAAGAGATCTCGCAAAACCACAGGATTAGAATATTGGTGGGGAGCTGGTGAGAAAAAACCAGATAGATTGCCAAATATAAATCCAACAAAATAGAATTTTTTACTTAACAAACATAACATTTTTCTGTATGATTCTTTATATGCTGGTTGGAATACCAGCTTTTTTTTTGCAATTTTCTCTAAAATTTAAATATGACAATATCATCAACGACTACCAAGAATAGTTATTCTGGGAATGGATCAACTACTGCTTTTGCTTATAGTTTTTATATACCAGCATCAACAGATATACAGGTTATAGTAAGATCATCAACAGGTACAGAAACTGTAAAAGCCGAGGGTACTGGATCTACAAATTACTCTATAACTGGAGTTGGATCTGCATCGGGTGGAAACATAACATTTGTCACCGCACCCGCATCTGGCGAAACAGTTGTATTACGAAGAAATACAGCTAAGACACAATCAACTGATTATGTTGCTAATGATCCTTTTCCAGCAGAAACACATGAAGATGCTCTTGATAAATTAACTATTATAGGTCAAGATTTACAAGAACAAATTGATCGTTCATTAAAACTATCAAGAACAAATACAATGACCTCAACAGAATTTACTGTTGGAGCAACTGATCGTGCATCAAAAATTTTAGCTTTTGATAGTTCTGGTGAATTATCTGTCACCCAGGAGTTAGGTACAGTTAAAGGCAACTGGGCTGCATCAACAGCTTATGTTGTAAGAGATATTGTTAAAGATACTTCTACTAATAATATTTTTATTTGTTTAACAGCTCATACTTCTTCTGGCTCACAGCCATTAACAACTAACACCGATAGTGCCAAATGGTCTTTACTGGTTGATGCTGCTAGTGCAACTACATCAGCAACTAATGCTGCATCGTCAGCCACAGCTGCGGCTAACTCCGCTACTGCTAGTGCTAATTCTGCAACAGCTGCTGCAAGTTCTGCATCCACAGCCTCTACCCAGGCAACTAACGCATCTAATTCTGCATCCGCAGCTGCTACTTCTGCAAGTAATGCTGCTACGAGTTATGACAATTTTGATGATAGATATTTAGGACAAAAAAGTTCTGATCCATCTGCTGATAATGATGGAGATAGTTTATTAACTGGAGCATTATATTTTAATACATCAAACAATGTAATGATGGTTTACACAGGAAGTGCCTGGGTAAGAACAACACCAACATCTTCTAATCAAACTAATATTAATACTGTTGCTGCTGATGCTACTGATATTGGTAATGTTAGTGGTAGTATTTCTAATGTTAATACTGTCGCTGGATCAATTTCAAATGTTAATACAACTGCTGGATCAATATCAAATGTTAATACAGTAGCTGGTGCAATAGCAAATGTTAATACAACTGCATCTAATATTACTGGAGTAAATAGTTTTGCTGATAGATATAGAGTAGCATCATCTGCTCCTGGTAGTAGTAATGATGAGGGTGATCTTTATTACGATACAACTGCTAACACTTTAAATTATTACAATGGATCATCTTGGGCTTCAATAGTTGCCGATACAGATGTTAAAGTTCTTGTAAGTTCAAATGACTCAACTGCTGGTTTTTTGAATGGTAAATTAGTTGCTGGTACAGCAATTACTTTTACAGAAAATAACGATGGCAGTAATGAAACTTTAACTATTGCAGCGACAGATCCAACTGCCCTTGCAATAGCCCTCGGATAGAAAGGAGAATATGGCTAACACATTTAAAACTGTCACTTTTGCAGCTGAACCAGCAAGTGCTGGAACACCTTATACAATGTACACAGTTGCTGGTAGTACCACTTCTGTTGTTCTCGGTTTGCGATTAAGTAATATTCACACAACTTCTGTTTCAGTTGAAGTTGATCTTGTTAGTGATACTGCTAATCGTGGAGGAAACAATAATGTGGCTAACACTACTTGCAAATTAGTACCTAACGTAGTGATTCCAGCAAAAAGTTCTTTAGAAGTAAATATAAGCAAAATAAATATGGAAACAACTGATGCAATCCAAATTGATTGTTCAGTAGCAGACAAAATTTCTGGCTGCTTATCAGTTATGGAGATTACTTAATAATGACTTTTATTGGACAACAACCTAGCACTACTTTTGATTCTGGTATTCAAGATCGCTTTACTGGACTATCAACAAATACTGTCACACTTACGCATGAAATTTCTGCGGAAGAAGATATACTTGTTGTTTGGAATAATATCGTACAAGATAAAAATTCTTATTCGGTAGGTGGCACAGGTAATAAAACTTTAACTTTAGGTGGCACATTAGTTTCGGCAGATGTCGTGACAGTTTACTACCTAAACAAAGTAATGCAATCAGTTAATCCAACTGCAAATTCAGTAGGTATAACAGAATTAAATGTTTCTGATGGTTCTAATGGTCAAGTATTACAAACTAATGGAAGTGGTACTTTATCCTTTACAACAGTTAGTGGCACAACAATAAATAACAATGCAAATAACAGAATTATAACTGGTAGTGGTACAGCGAATACTTTAGAGGGGGAAAGTACCTTAACTTATGATGGAACAACATTACAACCAACAACTTCAGGTGGAGGATTAAAACTAGATAATTTAGGATCAAGTGATGTTAATACCTTAGATGATTATGAAGAAGGTAGTTGGACACCAAACTGGGATGTTAATGGTGGTTCTGTGACTGGCTCTAGTAGTGTTTCTGGTAAGTATATTAAAATAGGTAAATGTGTTATGCTTCAAGCACAAGGAACACTAACTACAAATAGCCCTACTGGTTATTATAAATTTACAAATGCACCATTCCAAGCTGATGGTAATTTTACTGGTACTGGTCACGAATTTGGTCAAACTGGCACACAACAAATAGTTTGGATGGATGACAATTCAACACAAGTTAACATAAAAAAATATGATGGTAGTGTAATTGCTAACCCATATTTAAGATTAAATATTTTTTATCATACAGATTAGAGGAAATATGCCAACAGAAACTAAATTAATTAAAACAGAAATAAAAGAGCCTTATAAAATAATTCAAGCAGCTTATGACATTATTACAACTAATGATAATGGAGAAGTAGTTGATATTAAAAGACATAGAAATACTTTTGTTCCAGTTGACGATGTATCTGGTGAAGATGAACAAATAAAAGATTTAGCTACTGCAAATTGGACAGATGAAATTAAATCTTCTTATAATGATAAGGTAAAAAATATTTATGACAATTCAGGAGTAAAATAATGGCATTTAGTAAAATAGCAGCAGAAAATTTAGGTGGCTCTACACTTCCAGCTTTAGGTGGTGGTAGTTTAACTGGAATTAGTGCTGGAAAATTTAATCAATATGTTTTTGCTAGTGAATCAAGTCAACAAACTATAGATTCATCTGGTAGTTTTACAAATTTAACTAATGTTGCTGTCACAATAACACCTAGTGCAACTAATTCAAAAATTTTACTTATGGTGACAACACAAGCATACATAGATCACGATAGAGGTTGGTGGGTTAATATAGATAGAAATATTAGTGGGGGAGCTTCAAGTCAAATATATGCAGAAGCTGCTAAATCATCTTATATGAATACTGATAGTGGAGATAAATTATTTTTTTCTACTGATTTTATAACACAAGATACAAGTCATAACACAACTTCTGCAATAACCTATGATGTAGGAATAAAAACTGATGGAGAGGTTTATATGAATTATAAAAAACAAAGTTCAATACTAGCAATAGAGGTATTAGCATAATGGCAACAATAAAAATAGGACAAGCGATAAAATCTTTAAATGCAGATGCAGAATATAAATTTTTTGATCATGATTGGGAAAACACTATTGAGTGGTTAAATGGCACAACTCCAATTTCTAATGCAGATATAAAAGCAGAACAACAAAGATTACAAACAATAGAGGATAACAAATGACCTATATAGGTGCAGTACCAACAACAGGAGATTTTAAAAAACTTGATAGTATAACTACTTCAAGTGCAACCACATTTAACCTTAGACAAGGTGGTGTTGCTGTATATCCTCAATCAAGTTCACATTGTTTGGTGGTTTTAAATGGGGTTTTGCAAACAGGTGGATCTTCTTTCAATATTGTTAATGACACAATAGTTTTTTCAGAGTCGCTTAGTTCGAGTGATGTAATAAATCAAATCCTAGTATTAGGTAATGTTAATGATATTGGAGTTCCAAGTGATGACACAGTATCTACTGCAAAGATACAAGCAAATGCTGTGACTGACGCAAAAATTGCTGATGTTGCTGCATCTAAATTAACTGGCACTATTGCTACTGCTAGACTTGGAAGTGGCACAGCTTCATCAAGCACAGTTCTTTATGGAGACAATACATTCAAAGCAGAGCCTAGTGGTGCTATGACTCATATTGGTGGGTCACAAGGAACAGGTCAAGTATCTAATGTAGAATTACAGGGTTGTTTTAGTGATACTTATGTTGCATACTATTGTTTATTTTCAGGTGCGGCTACAACTACATCAAGTAGTTCACCTTTTATAAGATTTCTTGATAGTAGTAATAATGCTTTAAGTACTTCTGATTATAAATATGCTGGTGTAGAACATACAGGTGGCTCTGGTGGTGCTGGTGCATATTTTTATCACACAACATCTGCTATTCAACCAATGCATACTTCTTCTATGGGTAATTCAACAAATTTACCTTTTGATATTCATATGTGGTTTAGTGATATGACAGATAGTGGTCATAAACCTCACTATTCATGGTTAGCCTCTGGTTTTTTTCATGGGTATACTTTTGGTTGGACAAGTGGTGCTGGTGGATATGATGTAGAAACTGCTCCAGCTGGATTACATTTTGCTATGAATGGAGGAAATATTAGAGAATATAATATTAGAATATGGGGTAGGAAAGCGTAATGGATAAAATAAAAGTTAATTGTCTTACAGGAGAAGCTGTTAAAGAAACTTTAACATCAGAAGAAGAAACAACTTGGAATAATAGACAACCTTCAAATGCTTGGAAATTAGAAGCTATAAGACATATAAGAAAAAAACTTTTACAAGAAACAGATATATGGGTGCTTAAAGGTAATATGACAACAGCACAATCTAATTATAGAGAAAATCTAAGAGACATTCCAACTAACTACGACTCATCTAAATATGATGAATTACTTAATAGAGATAGTGATGGAAAATTAACACATTCAATTTGGGAGAAACCATAATGGCACTAACAAAACTTAATGCAAGGTCTGGATTAACAACTGGTAAAATAGGACAAGTTTTGCAAACTGCTAAAACTGATACTACTTCAACCACTTCATCTAGTTTTGCAGATATATCTGGTATGTCAGTAGCTATAACTCCATCAGCAACTAGCTCTAAAATTTTAGTTAAAGTGCAAACTTGGATATGTGGTGGCTCATCTGCTAACCAACCTATTAATTTACTTAGAGATAGTACAGTTATAGGTGTTGCTGACACATCAGCAGATTATACAATGCCTTTTAGACAAGCAAGTGATGGTCAAAATCAATATCGTATGTTTAATTTAACTACAACATTTCTTGACTCACCCTCAACTACGAGTGCGACAACATATAAACTCCAATGGAAAACAAACTCTGGAACATTATATCTTAATAGGTCTGTTGATGAAGGCGGTCTTGGTTCTGGTGTTAATGCTTGTTCAACAATTACAGTTTCGGAGGTACTAGCATGACCGATATAATTAAATCCATACAAGCAATCAAATCAGATGCACAAGTTACAGTAGATAATAATGATATAAATAAAATTACTTGGCATGATGGAAATCCAACTAACATAACTAACAAACAAATAACTGATAAAATTACTGAATTAAATGCTGATTACGATAGCAAAGAATATCAAAGAAAAAGAAAAGAAGAATATCCTCCAATGGAAGATTATTTAGATGGTATTGTTAAAGATGACCAAGCACAAATAGATAAATACATAGCTGATTGTAAAGCAGTTAAGGAGAAATATCCTAAATGATTAATCCTTGTGGTTGTAATGGAAGTTGTATTTGTGGAAAATGAAAATAGAATTATCGATAACGAATATTTTAATATTCTGTGGAATTGTTGCAGCTATTAGTGGAAATGTTTTTATTGTAGGAAAACTATTTGCTGACTTTGAATTATTAAAAACAAACATAGAGGATGTTCAAGCTAATCAAAATGTGCTTGAATTAAAGAATGAGATTTTAGAAAACTCTTATAAGATTAAGTCTTTAAGATTAGAAATAGATGGCGACTATCAATGAGAATGCTTTTTTTTTTGCTAACTTTCATTATGATTGTGGCTGCTGTACAAAGTTCAAGAGCCGATGATAACAATGCCACGAATACAAGCGGTAGTAATACCATTATTGATGGAAATTATGAAACCACAAATAATAATACTTACCAGTCTGGCAGTTCCAATGATACAACTAGCACAACTACTAATAATACTACCAACACTACAAGTAATAAGTCTAATATACCACCTCCTAGTGCCAACGCACCATCGTATAGTTCTATGTCGCAAGATGTTTGTAGTATGGGTATTAGTGGTTCTGTTTCTACTTCCTTTGTTGGGGTTAGTGGCGGCAAACATGTAGTCGATGAAAATTGTGAACGAATAAAATTAGCGAAAGTCACTAAAGATTTTGGAATGTCTGTCGCAGCTGTGTCAATACTGTGCCAGGATGAACGAGTATTTAGAGCAATGATGATTTCTAATACTCCTTGCCCAGCTCCAGGGGGATTGCTTGGCGATGCAGCTATTAAGTTTTGGAAAACATATCCAAAACTAAGACCAGATTATGAAACATATATTAAAGATGAGGAATATATGGCATCTATTAGGATTGAAAAAATGTGCGAAGATTGCAACGATCCTTTTGAGCCTATTACTATCCACGACAGGGATTAGTGAAACTGTAAACACAGGAAATATATTAACTAACTCTACGTTTGGTACTGGACAAACATATTCTACTGATGGATGGACAGTATCAGATCACACACATGGACATAATGGTACTGGATCTTTTGCAACAGTAGGTGGTGGTAATAATCCTGGTGGATCAGTAGCAGCAGAAGAAGATACAGTTATAAGCCAAACTGTTTCCCTGGCTGATGATACTGATATGCTCACAGAAGAAATACAAAGTGGGTGGTCGTCAACTCTATCTGCTGATCTTTGGTTTTGGAATCAATACGATAATACAGTAATTTTAAAACAAACGATTACTGGCTCTGATGGATCAACAACAGTACAACAAAGAATAATTGAAGATACTGGCTGCGGATCTACTAACTGCGGTCAATTTACGAATTATACTGATACATATATTCAAGGTGTAAACACACAAACTGATTTTGATATTGGGGTTAGTGTTTCAAATACCAATAGCAGATCAGGTCATTGGGGAGCAGATATTGATGATATAGAATTATCAGTTTCTTATACTCAATTCAATCCTATTACCGATGAAATCCAGGATGATTTAGATACCATTGATGATATTGATTTTGATTATGAAGAAATAGATTTTACTATACCAGAAGATATATGGACAGAAGATTGGACAGACTTTGACGTTGTATTCATAGAGGAAGAATTTTTTGAAGAAGAATTTGAAACAATATTCCTAGAGGAGTTTGAGGACTTTGAGGAATTTGAAGAAGCTGCATTTGAAGAATTAGAAGTACCAGAAGAATTTGAAAGTTTCTTTTCGGAAGAATTTACCGATGAAGAAATGGAAATATTAGAGGAAGAATTTGCTGATGAGTTTGAAGAGTTTGCTGATGAGGTTATGGAGGAGGCTATCGATGAAGAGCCAACCGAAATTGCCACAAAAGAAGAAGAAGAAATTATTGAAGAAGAAACCAATGAAGAGAAAGAAGTTGCAGCTGCCGAAGAGGAAACTGCCGAAGAAGAAAAAATAACCGAGGATAAAAATGCTGATATTACAGAAGAAGAAACCAAAACCGAGAAAGCCGAAAGGGTACTAGAAGAAGATAAAGAAATTGATGTAGCTAAAACAGAAGATAAAAAAATTAAAATTGATGTTGTTGAAAATGTCTTTGTTGAAGTTAAAGAAATTTCTTTGTTTGATGATGGAAATAAATTAGCTGCTTACGACAACACAGATTTTTATCAGCCAGAAACTATTTATAGTGATGTTGATAATGCTTTGTTTATCCAGGCTGATTTATCAATTTATAATAAAGGTATTTATCTAAACATAGGATTAGATAACTATATTTCTACTGATCCAGTTGGACAGCATGAACAAAAAATATACGATTTAAAAGTACAAAAATTATCTGTGATGATTGAATTACAAAAATTAAAGGATTTATTATGATACAAAAACTAACTAATTATGCATCTATTATAGGTGTTATTGGTGCTATTGGTGGTGGCTTTTATGCCTGGGGTGAGTTTAATACAAGACTTGATGCCATAGAGAATAAAGAATTTGTTGTTAATGAAACAGTTGATCTAGCTCCAATGAATCAAAAGATTTCTGATTTAGAAGTAGAAATCTTAGATCGTATGTCCGCCCTGGAAGATGAGTGGATGGCTAGAGATAATGATAGTATGGATGATATTCTAAATGATATTGCTGGACTTAAATCTGATATGGAAGATCTATTTGATAAAGCAGCAGCTGCGGACAACCAGCTGCAATTAAATATTGTTCAGTTATCAGATAAAACTTTTAAAGAATTTGGTAAAGTTAGAGATCTTATAAATGAATTATCTAAAAAGATTGCTATTGCTGAAAAGCAAAGTGAATTAAATAAAATATTGATTGATGAAATCAAAGCGGAGGCAAGTAATCCGCTAGGTGGATAATGTTCAATATTTTTGCAACGATTTGTTTTTTAAGTTTAACAAATCTACCAACTGTTTGTTTATCAAATGCTTACATTGCTTTTGATTTTGAAACAAAAGAGGATTGTTTATTAAAAAGAAACATTTTGGTTAAAGAAATAGATGAAGATTTAAAATTAAGAAATGTATCTATGTTCTTGTATTGCCAACCTAAAATAACCTGGGAGCAAACTAATGTCTAATTGGGAAAAAGATATTGCTGAGTTGCGTACCGATATGAAATATATGTTGAAAAGCCAGGAGTTGATGCAGCAAGAAATAAAAAATTTACAGAAGTTTTCTGCAATGGGTGCGGGAGGTTTAAAAGCCTTAGTAATAATTGGAATTATATTAGGTGTTATTGCTAAGTGGATGGGATTTTTTGATTAGTTTTGTCTTATGCTAAAATAGCCAAAGGAGTGCAATCGGAGTTTATTGCATCGGCTTGGTTATCAAAAAAAGATTATACAATTTATTGGAAAACACAGGATAATGATCCAATAGATATAGTCGCAGTACATAGAGTGACAGGAAAAGTTTTAAAGATAGATGTTAAAACAGCATCATATCGCAAGACCTGGAAACCAGGCACAATGATTAACAGGAAAGAAAGTAAGTACCAAAAACAATTAGGAGTGAAAATATTATATGTCTTTAAAGATGGAAGCTGCAAGTTTAAGTGAAGTAAAAGAAAGAATACGATCCCATGAGGGTTTTGAATTAGAGCCTTATGTAGATACATTAGGATTTCTAACCGGTGGAGTAGGTCATAAGATCTTACCATCCGAAGAAGTGCCTAAGACAGAAGAGGGCTGGTTAAAACTATATGACCAGGATTTTGAAAAAGCAGTAGCAGCTGCGGATGAAATTACTCCAGATGATATTCATCCAACAGCTTTTGGTATTATTGTTGAAATGATTTTTCAGTTGGGAAAACAAGGCTGTATGAATTTTAAAAAAATGCATAAAGCCCTGGCTGAGAAAAATCACATCGAGGCAAGTGTGCAAATGCTCGACTCGAAGTGGAGAAAACAAACAAAAGCGAGATGTGAAAATCTCGCAGAATTAATGAGGAGTATATGAATTACATCTTAGATAAATGGAATTACTTTTGGGGAGGTCTTACTAAAAGAGGTAAGATACTTTTCATAGCTGTTGTAGTAATACTAGCAGTTATTGCCTGGGGGCAATTTTAATGGTTTGGCAATTACTCGCAAAGCCGCTACTTGGAGTGGCGGCTGATGGCGTAAAGGCTTTCGCAGCAAACAAAGCTGCTAAGAATGAATTGAAACTAACTGAAATAAAAGCATCTAAAAAACGTATGGAAGATGTTGCTGCTGGTAAAATAGCCTGGGAGCAATCAGCTGTTGATCAAATGCAAAACAGCTGGAAAGACGAATTTTGGACTCTTATTTTTGGGGCAATATTGCTTGGATGTTTCTTGCCCTGGACACAAGATTACGTTGCAAAAGGATTTATATTTTTAGATGAACACACCCCATCGTGGTTTTCAACTTGTTTAATTCTATGCATTAGTGCTAGTTTTGGAATTAAGGGTGCAAAGGGTGCAATGGGATTATTTGGCAAAAAGAAGTAAAAAAAAGCCTCATATTTGACCATACAAGGCTTTGTAGCAAGTGGGCTGTATGATTAGACCTGGTAAAATATGCCTAAAAAACAGAAAAAAGAAGAATTAAACGAGCAGCAGCTGCAAGAGATAAAAAAAATTGCCGCTGTAATTAGCGGCAACTTTACAATTGGAAACGATAAAACTATCCGGAGTATTAAGAGGAAAAAGCCTCGTTAATATCTTTTCTATCTCTTTTAATATCTTCCCAGGTAGTATTATAAAGATCTGTCATTTTCTGATCTTCATGCCCCATCTGATTTCTTAATCTATCTCCATCATGTCCAGCGTCTTTTCTTCTACTGTTATTATGTCGTCTATATTGATGGACACTTAATGTTGATGGATCAATACCAAATTTCTTAGCTGGTAATTTTATATTTCTATTTAAAACATTTGATGCATTTCTATAATTACCATTCATTGTAGGAAACAATAACCCTTTTGGATTTGGTATCTCTTTATTGTTTAAATAAGCCAACCATTCTTGTAAGCCCTGGATCAATCGATCTGTTAAAGCTACAATTCTCTCCGACTTATCTGTTTTTGTTAATTCAATATTACCTGTCTTAGCACAATAAACTTGATTAACTTCTGCAAATCCTTTTTTTAAATGTACATCTTTAACAAGCATTCCATATATTTCATTGGATCTTTTGCCAGTATGAGCAGAATACAAATTAATAATGTAATTAAATTTTGAAGTAAAATCTTTTCTAGGACAACTGTTAGATCCTACATTTTTAACTTGTTCTAAATGATCTAAATATTTATCAACCATTTGTTTTGTTGGTGCTTTTTTCTTAATAACCCTGGTCTTTGATTGATGATTAGTTCTATCAACCATCTCACAAGGATTAATTTTTAACCCCATATTCTCAACAATAGCCAACTTACAAGCAGCTACAAACTTAGCCCAACACTTAGTATTAAAATTTTTATTAAGATCCCTGGCAAAAACTTTTGATACTTCGTTAGCAATTGGTGGAGTAATTTCACTACATTTATAATCTGATAATTTTTTATCAAATACTTTTATATTGTGATTTGAATTACCTCCTATAATTTTTAATTGCTCACAATACTCGTTATATGTTCTCTCCCTTAACCCAGTATTTGGATCTTTTTGATGCAGCTCCCACTTAGATAAATAAATTTTTTTAAGACCATCCAGGGCAAATTTAAATGGTTTATCTTCAACAATATAATTGCCATCATCAATAGTTCTTTCCAAATCTTTTTTTAATTGTTTTGCTTTGGCAGTTGCCTCAGTTTCAGAAAGTTTACCAATGCTTACTTGTTTTTTTAATCTTTTATTTGTTATTGGGCATCGGTAAAAAAACATAACAAACTTACCGCAGCCAGTTGTGAATATATCACCCATTATCTATGATTCCTCCAGCCAAATTGTCTTGGATTTTTTATTAAATAATTAAAAGCAAAACTATATGCCTCACGCATTTTTTTGCTGTAATGAAAATTTTTAAAAAACAAAAAAATTAAAAATTTATAATGATAAATTATAATTCCTTTGTAATGATCTAAATAATATTCAATCATTAATTAACCTCCTTTTCCCATCGAAATCTTCTTGCTGGAGATGATTTTGCATACATCGCAGCTGCATTTTTCGATGTCCATTTTCTAGGATATTTTTGTTTGTGTACTACTTTAAAACCAGCAGCTTTATAATAACTGCCATTTTCATCCTCCCTGGTAAAAGTAATTAGTTTTTTATATCCCATTTTTTTAGCTCTTTTACTAATTGAGCTAACTAACATTGATGGAATTGGAGAGGCATGATCTTTATTAAATCTCATCAATTCTACATCAAACTCATTAGCATCCTTTTCATCAAGGAATGCAATTCTTGTAATTTCTAAAGTATCTCCATCATCCAGGCATCTAGCAACTGGTCTGCCAACTACCGCAACACCATTTAAAATTTTACCAGGTTTTGGCTCAACGACTAAATATTCACATTCATATTCCAGGACATAAATATCTTTTTCTAAATGATAATATAAACCATTTATTCCCTCAAAAGTATCTTCGATAAATCCATCATCAAATAAATCTTCTCCCTGGCATTCGTAAAAATCTTTTATTGCAAAATGTGCAGCTGGATTAACATCTTCATTGTTATTAAAATCTTCTTCTGTATTTCTAAAAACTCCCAGGGTAAATTTATGCCCCTGGGGTTTAATATTATGTTTATGAAATTTATCGATTATCTGTTGTGCAACAGTAAAATTATAATCTGAAATTTCTATATTATTTTTATTGGTTAGCATCTTTATTTAACCTCACTTTCTGCCCAAGTATTTCCTTTTGCGATGCTTTTTTCTCCAGCTTTACCAATCAATCTATATTGCTTGTTGTTTTCTGGTTTATTAACAGTTTGTTGCTCTTGATAAATTTTTTCAAAACTTTTCTCGGCTAACTCTTTTACCCAAGATTTTAAGTCATAAAATTTAAGTGCATCATCTGAATCACTTATTATGCTGGTAATTTGCAGCGACCATGCAACCCATTCTGAAACATACTCCTCCAGGGTAAAATCTTTTTTACCCAGGAATGAGCCTCTATCTACGTTAATTGTTTTTGCCACTATTTTACCTCCTTCTTTGGATTAAGAATATTTATTGTTTTAGGATTAAGAATACTTATTGTTTTATTAAAAATACTTTCTAAAATCTTTTTTTCGTGATCTTTTAGAGTGTCTTTAAACTTGCTTAAATTTTGACCAACTGAAACATTAATTTCAATCAGTTCTTTTTTAGTAAATTTAACTAGCATTTATGCAACCTCCTTTTTTATCATTTGAAAATTAAAACCATTACTAAGGTTTGAAACTGAATTAACTCCATTAAATTCCTGGAGTAATTTTTTAAGAACATTTTGCCAATCTTCTCCAACATGATCTCTTAATTTGCCTAGCCATTGCCAAGAAGTTAAATCATAATCATTAAGTTTAAACTCATGCTCATAAAATCTTTTCTGAGTTTGATCTAAATTTTCCTGGATGATTGTATCTGCTCTATGATCATCAACATTCAAAAATTTAGTTTGTGGAATATCATCTCTGCAATTGGAATATTCATAAATATCTTCCATGCCATTAAAATGCCCATACTCATACTGACCGCTGTATTCTTTAAACTTTTTTAAATTAGCATCTGTACCCTCAGTAATTCTAATAACAACACTATTGCCCATGCTAAAATTTTGAGATTTTGCTGTTGCAACCAATCCCAACTCTTTAGCTTTTTGTTTTAAGAGCTTTGCAACTTGTGCTGCTTGACTTAATTTTCTAGCCATTATTTAACCTCCTTATTTTTTTTGATTACTGCCTGGACACAAACACCATGAAAATACAGATCATAAAATGACCAGGACTTAGTATTAACTTTGTTTTGTTTAAGATTTTGCAAACCTAAACAAGCCAAGTTAAAATCTTTTTTATTTTTTTTGCTCGGTCTTTGCATTTTTTATCTCCTTACATTTATAATATAAGCATTAAATGCTAATAGTCAAGGCGGTGTTCGCAAAAAATGCAAATAAAAAAAATCGTAGCAAAAATCGTAGCAGCTGCCAAAAGGTGCTGGTGGGTTTTGGCGGTTTTTGGTAGGTGTATTTTTTTTAGTATAAAATTTTAAATTATAGTTTATAGCGGTTTTCTTGGTGCGGGAGTAGTTCAGCTGGTTAGAACGCTGCCCTGTCACAATGCTGTTCATTGTTGGTTTTCTCTTATTTATTGTATTTATCGTAGCAAACATCGTAGCAGTTAAAAAAATATCGTAGCAATATTTTTATTTAATTGATTCTTATTTAGTCGTCAATGGGTGTGAGTGGTGCTACGATTTTAGCATTTATGTTTTTGATGTAATCCCTTTAACCAATTAACATATTGGTAAGGCTCTACATTATAAAACCCATCGCTTTCTTTTGGATATAATTTTTTTACCCTAAAATTTACTATCTCATTGCTTTTTGAATCTACTTTATACAATGTCACTAGACCAGGTACTTTAAGCCTCTCAGCAATCAATTGTGTGACAATAAACGACTTAAAATTCTGTCCAACATCATAAGCTGTTTCAACTACCGCAAGTGGTGTTTTACATTTTTTACAAATCTCAACTTGGTCAATGTCTATCATTGCCAAGCCATCAAATTGTCTATGAAATTCTGAGTAGTGATCTCCCTGGTTAAAATAATTATTTCTTGCCATCTGGTTTTAAATTTACTTCTGGAATGAGATTTAATTTTTTTCTTAATTCTATAATTTCTTGTCGAAGTTTAAAATTATCCTCAATTTTTTTTTCCAGGAGATCTTCCACAAATTTTAATTGTGTTTTTAATTCGTCTTTAGTTATCATTTTAAAGTGTGTTTTAATTTTTCCAGGTACACAGCTGCATCTAATAATTCCTCAATAATATCTTCAAATAATTCAGCTGGAGTTTTTTTTGCTTGATCAAAAGTGCTGCCATATTTTTTAATGCCCATGTTAGACCTGGTGGCTAATCTTTTTATGACATTTTGCACCAATGGATCATCTGTTTTTTCGTCTAATAATTTTGGATCTAAATCTGTCATTTAAATTTTCTTTCTTGCCATTCGACTAATTTTTTATAAGGGATCATCCATTGCCTGTTTATTTTTGTCATAGGTAATTCATTGGTTTTAATTAAATGCATTACTCTTTTTTGTTTGACGATTGTTGGCAGCTGCGGATCGTAGAGTAGATTCCCTACATCCGCAGTTGTCATTAATTTATGCGGATTAAATGTCATTTAACCAATCTTCACCCGCATCTCTCACAGGAGGTTGTGAAACATTATTATTTGGAGCTGGATCATTACTTGGTTGAGCATATTTTGGATTATGATCACCAATGTTAATGGTCATTTTAGGATTTCCAGCTTTCGTAAATCCTTTCCACATCACAATATCATACTTCCCAGCTGGTATTGTAATATCTTCTTTTATTTCTAAGCCCTGGCTATGTGATTTAAAGCCTGGTCTTTTTTCTGGTAATTCGTTTACTGCATCTTTTAATTCATCTGTTTGTGCATAAACATCCAAATAAATTACAGCCTCACCTTTTTTATTTAATTTAACACCCTTAATTGCCATTGTTCATCCTTTCTTGAATAGCCTGGGGCAAACCACTTGCCCCAGGAGCATCCCCTTTATTTTTAGCACCATTTTTGTTAGGGGAATCTCGTCTATCTTCTTGCTGCTTTCGTAGATCCATTTCATCCTCAGAATGAAAATCGCCATGCAATCCAGCAAGTTTTAATATAGCTCTATCTAAAGCTCTTTTTTCAGCCATTGCTACTGGGTAAGAGTTAAAAGAATTTTTTGGAGTACACTCGCCAAAAGTTATAACTTTAATACCATCCTTAACAGCTGTGCATTTTACAACACAAGCATTTAGTGTCAGATCTACATAAGAAATTTCTAAATCAACAATTAATATTTTTTCTCTCAAAGCAATTTTTTCCATAGCTTTGTGCGTAATTGCCCATTTTTTTGCATTCTTCATAAACCAAACATCTGATTTTGTTAGCTTATGTTTTTGCAACAATTCTTTTGTTTGTGCGTTTACTTCTGCCATGATTTATCCGCCCAGGTTGCTTGTTTAATGTGATTCCAAATATTTCTATGTGCAATAGGACTTAACCCTATTTGTTTTCTTCTAGCTGCACATTCTTTTTGTACTGCCTCTTCACGATCCATATTTTTCCAATCGTGAGCAGTACAAATTATTTTTTTCTTAGAAATAAAATTTATTACTTCTGCTGTTTTACTCATATGCTCCTCCATAGTTGCTTACATCTTGCGACATACTCATCGCCAAAATCCCAAAATGGATCATCAAATTCTGGATCTATTTTGGATAAAATATCTGTTAATGAATTGCTTGAAGAAACTATATTTTGCCTAATAATATTTTTTCTAATAAAAGTTTCCCAAGCCCAATCAATTGCATCTTTGTTTAATGCATCGTGGCTTTCATCAAATATAACAAAACCCTTTTCTTCTTTTTTTGTTTTTGGATTTATGCCAGGTACAACATCATTAACATAAACAATAAAAATTTTTTTGTTTGTTGCTTTTTTATAAAAAGCTGTTTGTTTGACATGAGATTCCTGGGGCTTATCTGGTAAAGATCCTTTTGCAGAACTATACCCACCTTTTTTTAATTCTTTTGGTTTTCCTCGTTGTTTTGTTTTAAATTCAACAACTATGTCTTTGCTTTCATAATCAATAAAACCTGTCATGGGTAATTCTACTCCAGGCATTTTTGCCCAGCATGAGTTTTCAGATTTTATTTTTTGTTTTTTATAATTAGGGAATATTTCTGAAAGAGCTGTTATGCCATTTAGCACCATTTGATGCATACCCTCGGCAATTTTTTCAAAATGTATTAATTGTTCTTCGTTAAATTTTTCTTTATGTAAATTTAATTGAAACTCTCCCTCTCTTGCAGCAACATCATTATCTAATTTATCAACGATAGCTGCATCGCATCCATCCTGGACTGCATTACCAGCAACCATAATAGGTTTAACTTTAAATTGTTTTCGTTCTTCCTGTGTGCAGCATAAATATTTTCCAGCCCAAATGCCATTCGGTAAATTCGATTGTGCGGGTGAAGTGTGATAAAGATCATACTTTAACCAATGCTGCGGAATATTATCAATTTCTTCCATAACCATCCTTTTTGGATGGTATTAGCATTATTTGCAAATTAAAACAAATAAATTAGCAAAAAATGTTAATATGGCTTAATTTCTAATGCTTTTAAGTTGATACTACCTTGAAGAACACAGCACCAATCAACTTCAATATAGAGTGTTGATGTACTGTCCATTAATTGAAATGGATGTTTTTTAGTTTTAGTATTTGGATGTCCTAACCAACCTACCATTAACTCTTTGTTATTTTTACGTTGAATTATTCCAATATTTCCATAACACCTTTCATCTTTCTTTTTAATTTTTTGAAAATAACTATCAAAAATTTGTACTAATCCATCCTCGAAAGGAAAATGAAAACTAGAGTCTGGATCTTGACTACCTCTATAAACTATACCATACCAACCTGGTCTAACACTTGGTAAATCAACATGAAGTCTATCAAATTGAAAAAGCTCGACAGAATTATTTGAAAAATATTGACCAGATAATTCTAAAGGTTGTGGTGGATATAATAAAGATTGAGCTGATGTTATTTCTAATTCTGGTATATTTGCAATTTTTTCTGCAAGTGGCATTGTAAGACTTGCATTATTTTTTAAAACTTTGTTTAAATGTATTTTATTTATTTTAAGTTTATTAGCTAACACTTCTTGTGTCATACCAATTTCTAACATTTTTTCTCTTAGTTTTTCCATCTCTATAACCATAATGGTTATTAGCTTTAAATGCTATTAATAAGATTTGCAAACTATTTTTTTATTATTTGCAAAAAATGCTAATTAATATAAATAAGCATGAATATGACCTTAGAGGAATACAGAACAAAATATCAGCTTTCATTTACACAATTGGCAAGGCAAGTTGGGCTGCAAGACCTTAAAAACCCAACGCAAGAAATAAAAAGATATTGTCAAGGCAGCACAATTCCAAGAGCTGATCGCATGATAAAAATCCGAGATAATACAAATGGAGAAGTGACAGCTAATGATTTCCTCAACTCATCTCGGTAATTTAGTCGTAATTCGTTGGATTGACGCAAAAGAAATTGATTATGGATGGCATTCAATTGAAACAATAAAAGAAGTTAATTGCCCAGCAATTTTAAGTGTTGGCTGGGTTGCACAAATTACAGATAATGAAATAAAATTATCTGCGGATATACCAACAGATAAGGAAGATGATGAGGCGGGAAGATCCCAAGCTATTCCCATTGGTTGTGTAAAAAATATTCAAATATTGGAGGGCTGGGATTGTTGGAACAAATAAAACCTAGCTTGGATCATGTTATTCCAAGTTATAAAAAAAGACAGCTGCCCCAGGGCAATCATTCGGATGAAGTTTATAGAACAGCTGCACGATTAAAAAAAATATGCATGGAGAATTTATATACCTGGAAAACAATGGATGAGGACATTTTGGAAGAGGCTGCAAAGATGGTGAATAATGCCCCTCGTTGATAAATGGAAATTAAATTTATTTGCCCAGGCTGATCCCAGGTTATCAGCTGTTGCTAGAAGAGTATTATTTTTATTATGTAATTATCACAATGACAAGACCAGACAATGCAATCCATCACAGCTGCGGATGTCCAGGGATTTAGGAACTACCGATAGATCTATACGCAATGGATTAAAAGATTTAGTGCTGCATGGGTACATCAAAATTATTAAAAAAGGCAACGTAGGGTTTTCCACAATGTACGCTATTGATTTTAAACTAGCGGAAAAATTCTTCCAAGCTACTGGAAAAAACTTTCCAAAAGACCAGGAAGATATTTTCCTACGAACTAATTTAAGAACTTATTTAGAAGAAGAGGAAATACAAATTTTAAAAGGGGGGAAAAGTGGATAAGTCTTACCTGGATAGAATGATAAAAAATATCGCAAAGAATAGTAATGCAAATTATCAAGCTGTTAAACAAGGAGCTTATGCAGCTAAAGGTACAGATGATTGGATTATAGGAAATATGAAAAAGAAATTATCAAGCGATACGTTTCTCAGTTGGTTTAGAGTGATGGTCGAGGGTAATTATAAACAAAAAGCAAAGGCAAGAAAATATGCAAAACATCTCCTTGGCATCGACTAAAAAGAGAAGAAAATATCGTGATAAGGTTGATTTTACTGACCTTATTAGATTATTTGATGATGCAGCGGAAACAGATAGATTAATGCCAAGTATTATTCGTAAGCAAAAGATGAGTAGTTGGGTTGATTATCCAGACGAAATAACAGCTTATGGATATACCAGGATGAAAGATTTAGTGAGAATTGTACCAGATCAAATACAAATAGATCGCTGGGAGATTGCCACAAAAATGTTGATGGAAATAGAAGATGCAAACATGAGAAAAGTTATATGGGCTAAAGCTAAAGGAGCAACTTGGGTTTGGTTGGGTAAGAAAACAAAATTATCCAGGCAATGGATTAGACAAAAATACCTGGAGGCTCTCATTGTGTTAGCATTTAGAATAAATAAAACTGTAAAGAAAAATATCAATAAACTTTACATTATTAACAAAATAACTTATGATTCTTAATATGATGGATTTACTTCCATCTTTTTTTTTGTCTAAATGGTAGGCAGACCATCTAAGAAAATTATATGCGGAGCTAGACGCAAATATGATGGCAATCCTTGCCAAGCAAAAGCTCTTAAAAGTGGTCGCTGCAAATATCATGGCGGGATGAGTACAGGTGCTAAAACTATTGAGGGCAAAAGAAAATCATACGCAAATTTAAGACAGTATAAAAACAATGCCAAAAGACTTGAAGAATTACTTGGACAAGATCCTGGAAGAGATACAGCTGGGGAACACATTAACCTCAATAACAAAGCAAAAGGGTTATCCTAGTTTATCTGCTGTTTACAAATGGATGCGAGAGGATGCAGAAGTTGCTGAGAAAATTATGGCTGCTAGAGCTGTTGGAGCTGCAACACATTTAGATCATTGCTTTGATTTATTATCGCAAGATATTAAACCACAAGATGTGCAATGGAATAGAGAAAGATTGCATCACTATCGCTGGGCTGCCTCGAAACTCATTGGAGTTTATGGCGATAAGAGTAAGATTGAACAAGATAGCAATATCACTTACAAGTTTGTTTGGGATGATGGATCTAACAAGATAGAAGATCAAACTAATGGCAAGGAGTTGGCTTTTAATAACGCAAAGTGAAAGCTCTCGCACACACGATATGAACTTCGATGCTACGATAAATGCTACGATCTTTTTAGTTTTTGTTAGCTGAATTGAATTGAACATCGACTAGGTTATGCGTTAGTCTTGGAATTAATCCTGGATTTACGATTTGGATTTTGTTTTTTCCTGGTTTTTGGTTGTTTTTTTGAAAATATGACAGCCTATATACCCAGAAAAATACTGTCCGATCTTTTTACATATATATCGGGAGATCAAAACATTGACGAACACAGACGAAAATAATTTTTATGCATCGTTAATTTATAACGAAACAAGTAAAAAAATAACTTTAGAGTTTACAGGATTTAATACAGACTTAGAGGCAAAGAGTCTTTGTTATTTACTAATGGAGCAGTTTGGTATTAACAACATGAATGCCACATTAGGTGTTCAAGAAACAATACATTAATGGAAAAGATAATATCAATTCCATATACTCCTAGACCACAACAAAAGGAGCTGCATAACCAATTAAGTAAATACCGCTTTGGC